GAACTCCAAGCCGTTTGGCGATGTTGACTTCAGACTGCGACAGCATAATTTTCTTTGGCGCAACACTGCGCGTAGCTGAAGCAACGACATTTGACTTTACAGGGCGCTGAGTTGGCGCATCAGCGGGTTCATCAAATTCAAATTTATCTGAGAACACTTGGCGTAACCTACCGTTTAAACGTGTGTAATACTCGTCACTTGTAGGATCTATCCTGTCTTCATTAATAAGCTTGTCATGCAAAGCGAATGCAAAACCAGTCATTTCTCGGTCGATACCGAACCATTCCTTGTTTTCATCTTTCCACTTCTCTGCCTTCCAATCGACTGGAGGGGCTTCTGTTGTGGGCTGTGCAGCCGGTTCAAACTTCTCTTCCTCGACGGGTCTTGGTTTAAAGTTGTTTACTCGCTCGGCTTTGAGTTTGGCACTGGTCAGATCTTCTTGTGCTGCGACAAGACCATCTGAATCGCCTTCCTCATATGCTTGCTTATACTTCCTTTTTGCTTCATTAAGCTCTTGCGCAATAGAGATTTTGGCATGTTCAATAAGCGCATTATTGCTTGTATTAACATTCCCTTTGAGGCGTTTATTTTCCTCAAAGTAAGATTGGGCTAAACGAATAGCCTCTTCTCTTTCTCTTAGTGCAGATTCTTTAGCTCTACGTTCTTCATGATACCCTTTTGTAAACTCGCGTATACGATTGCGGTCACGCTTTGAGTATGTAGAAAGTTCTTCATCAGATGGCTCCTCCGGGGGGGTATCCATTGGCTTTCTACCACGGTCTTCCTCCGGCGTATCATCTACGACCTCAAACTCAAGATCATCATCTGCTGCGGGTTCAACGGATTTCCTGTTCTCCTTGGCATCCTCATCGGAGAATTCAAGATCTAGGGTTTGCATATGTTCTTCCATGACTACTCCTTACGCACGGGTAATCCCACGAGGATCTTCGACAACGCCTTCGACGCAATCGTCGTAGATCAGGCGAAATTCTTCGCCATGAATCTTTATCCTAGTCCCCGTATTTGGACGAACCAGAACAAAATCGCCTAGCTTGCATGACGGGCCACTAGGGAACTTCTTAGTGTCCTTGTATGCATCTGGCCCCATTTTCATTACGAAAAGCACTGGCGACAATATTTCTTCGTAATGCATCGTCGTTCCTGCCTTTACCAAGCCACTTTCAAATTCCTCTTCAGCCCTTGGAAGCGCACAAAGCAGATAAAAGGTAGAAGGTTCCGGCACTTGTTTTGCCTTAAGTTCTGGTGTTTCTGGTAACGAAGTTGCCGTTATACCATCCTCACTTAAAAGGATTTCACTCATCAAAACTCTCCAATTTTCGCACAAGGTCTTTAATTAGATACTGTGCAAACACCAGACCTTGGATTTGCCCACACAGGTTCTTGTACTCAGGAAAATCCGAAATCCCCCCGCTACAAAGACTTTCAGAAAGGGTTCGCTCCCTTTCCAAGATTTGGTCGAGAAGATGCTGGAGTAATTTCTCCTCGTTGTTCATTATTTATTATTCCGTTTAAACAAGTCAACCTGTATTTTTTGATTAGCAATTTTTTCTTGTGATGCAATCCTTGCAAGCTCCATTTCCTTCTGGTTTTGGACTCGCTGGGCATCAAGAGCAAGCTTTGCTTCTTGGATTTGGGCATCGGTCTGATTTTTACTTGCTTCCATTTGGAGTTCTGCCTGTTGAATCTGGACAATAGGATCTTGGGCTGCTTGTTGCGCTTGTTGTTGCTGGGCCTGAGATTGGTTGAGTTGAAGCAACTGTTGAGCGCCTTGAGACACCAGACGGGACAACTGAACTTCAACATCTTCCGGGAGTTCTGCGTCGGGGGCTGGGATTGGAACCCCAATTTGTTCTTCAACCATCTTGCGGTATTTAAACGCTAGGTGCTCTGACAGGTGAGCCATAGCTGCTGCCTGCATCTTTTGCGCCAATGGGTTTTGACCAATCATTTGGGCAATCATCGGGTCTTGCATAAAAGCTTGGTGAGACATGATGTGCGCGTCATGATCCTGATAAATGAAAGCCTTGGTGGGCTTGCCATTTAGAAAAGCCATATTCTCCGATATTGGGTCTCTTGGCTTTTGATCATCTTGAACAGGCACCAGCTTGTCTGCGTTTTTGATCCCCAGAACTTCAATCATTTGACGATGCAAATTAGGCAAGTCATAGATTTGCGGGGCTTGGGCAGCCAGTTGGATCACAGCTTGGTACTGCATGATGCGCTGCGCCATTGTTGAGCTATTCGGGTCTGAAACCGGGATAACCTCAATGGTGTCGTAATCCGACTGCTTTACCTGACGGGTTCCATTGTCTGGATCGTACTCATAATCTTCTGGGGCGTAGTCCCGAATAATCTCTTTGATGAGTTTAAACTCTTGTCTCATCGAAGCATGTACACGGGCTTGAATAGCCGACATCATCTTTAGTTGACGTTCTAGCAATGCCAGTGTTGTGCCAACAGGTGCGTTTGCACTCATGTCGGAAATCTTCATTTCCCCGACAGAACCTAGTCTCCTGCCCTCTTCTGTAATTTGATTCAAAAGAGTTAACAGCGTTGGGCTTGGTTCCTTATATGGCAGAGGCAATATGTTGTCTTTCATTGCCCCGCTTGGAATATCAATATCCCGCCATTCGCCCGGAGCGATTGGGGTATCGTCATCCTTAATCCGCATACCACGGGTCTTCAATCCGCCGGGCAGATTAGAGAGCGTACCTGCGTCTACCAGTTGACGGATAAGAGATGTACCCGCCCGGGCGTACCCTCCAATGATGTGGATTAATCCAAGACCATAGAAACCAAAACCGGGGATGTAGCAGTAATCCACAAAATGCTGGCGGCGTTCTTTATTAGGATCTTCCTCGTTCCAGTTACGGTAAACGGAAAGAACCTCATTGGTTCCCTGATCAATGGTGACAACATAAGGCAAGGCAATCCCGGTAGGGTTGCCATCCTCATCTTCATCTTCAAGGCCCTCAATGTCTAGATTGGTATGAATCTCAAGGATTCGATAACGGTTGTCATCATTGGTTTTGTAGCCTTGCTGTTCAGCTTTCTTTTTTTCAATATCTGACAGAATGTTGACGGGGTCACCCAGATCAATGTCACGGTAGAAGCCGTTGTATTGAAGTTGCTTTATTTCATTCTTGGTCTTACGCATCACATGGGTAATACGTTCTGCGTTGCGCAGGGATGATGTTCCGTAAGGAACAATAATGTCCTCAGCCGGTATAAACGGTGCGCAGGGGATCTGCCGTTGTGTATCTGGGTAAACCTTTTTAAACGCTGCGCCAGCCAACCCTAGAGAATAAAGAAGTCTTTCATGTTCCGGACGGTAATCCGGCATCTTCTCTGTCAGGGTGTAATTCATGTCCTGACGCACCCGTTCCGACGATTCTTCCTTGGCTTTGGTTACTGACCCGATGATCTCGGTCTTGACTGGCCCTCCAGCAGGGAAGGTCTCCATAATCGACTCCGACTGAAACCGAATTGCGGCTTCTGTCAGGACGGTTGAGTACACACCACAGGCTCCACTCCAAGGTTCTGTCCTCTCTTCATATTGAAGGCCCAGCACTTCCAAGCCTTTAACGAAAGTTTCTGCCCAGTCTTTGCGGGAGTCAATATCTGCATCCACTAGCTCGTTTAATTCCCCAGCAAGGGTGTTTAAAACACCTTCGTCCAGAACTTCCGCCAGATTCGCATTGAACGTGTTATCGCCCACCGAAGTGTCTTTTTCGAGGGTAATCTCCACGCCATCCATCGATATTTCTTCAGGGTCTTCAATCTCAATTTCAATTGCCTCCTCAAAGGAAGATAAACCTGCGGGTGCTTGATAGACGCTCTTGTCTATATTGGTTGCCATGATGTTCCTTAGTAATAAGCCAACTTGCGACGGAAGTATCTCGGTTCATCTTCTTCATCGCTGTTAATCGAAATGAAGCCACCCTGTCTAAACCGTAATAAGGCTTGGGACGAAGAGTCCACCAAGTCATCATGGTCGCCGTTAGGGAAGGAAGCCATCTCCTCCATGACCTCATCAGCCCACCGGGTGTCAGGACACCAGACAATCCCGGAGGCAAATAAATCAGATATAGCGTTTACACGCGCAATCTTATCGCTTCCTTTGCCCGGCGTATATTCCGACAGAGGAATTCCTATCTTTCTCATCTCATAAATCAAAGGAGCACCGGCTGCCCTTTTCTCTACAAGTAGGGTATCTGGCTGCCATTCGTTCCACATCTCCAACGCCTTTTTCTTTAACTCAGGGAACTCCATACGTTCCTTGAAAGCGTCCAAAAGGATGATGTTTGGCCTCATGTCCCCGTTTTTGTTGGGATGCTGGAAGATCCCCCATGTGGTGCAGGCGGAATAATCTGCCCTGTTGTTCTTTTCAAAGGCGGTATCCCAAGATTGGATGACATATTCACAGGAAGGAGGATCATCCTTCTCCCACATCATCCATTGATCCCGCTTAACAATAGCTCCACCCTCTGAGGTGGGGTTTTGTTGGTACTGAGCCTCCCATTTAGCCACTGGAAGCTCGGCTTTTAGGGCTTCTAGCTCCTTTTTAGACCAAAAAGCAGGCCATAAGGGGGTTCCAGAGGGCAAAATAGCGGGAAAATCAATGATTTCCCAGTCATTTACCCCATCTTTCTCTGCGTTTTTGAGTATTTGCCCGGTTAAATCTCGTTTAGCCCATCGAGTCATGACTATGACTATGGCCCCGCCCGGTTGTAAACGCTGTCTAGGGCCTGATGTGTACCATTCATACACAGAATCAAAGATTGCCGGGTTTCCCTGCTTGGCTTCCTGCTCAGAATGGGGGTCATCAATGATCAAAAGATCAGCGCCCTTACCCGTTACCGCACCACCAACACCAATAGCGAAGTAATCACCGCCCTTGTGGGTGTTCCAGCGCCCGGCAGCCTTAGAATCGGTGGACAGC